GGCCTCGTCAGCAGCGTAAGGACGGCAAGTGGTTTGGTTTTGACCGTAGGATCCTGGCCCAGAAGCGCGGCAAGTATCTTGACAAGACACAGTTTCGGGCGCAGTACTACAACGACCCAAGTGACCCGGACTCTCGTCCAATTGACTACGACAAGTTTCAGTACTTCGAACGAAAGATCCTGAAGCAGGAGGGGCCTCACTGGTACTACGCAGGCAAGCGTCTCAATCTTGTAGCTTCTGTAGACTTCGCCTACTCGGTACGTAAAACAGCAGACTACACCGCTATTGTTGTTGTAGGTGTTGACTCGGACAACGATGTCTATGTGCTGGACATTGAGAGGTTCCGTACAGAAAACATTTCCGAGTACTTTAAGCACATCCTGCACCTCTACAATCGCTGGGGCTTCCGTAAGCTATGCGCTGAGGTAACTGCCGCCCAGTCCGCAATTGTGAAGTCTCTCAAGACGGACTACATTGCACCTCACGGACTGGCCATCAAGGTAGAAGAAGTTCGTCCTACACGACACCAGGGCTCTAAGGAGGAGCGTATGGAGGCTGTGCTCGTGCCTCGGTACGACAACCTCCAGGTCTACCACTACAAGGGAGGCAACACCCAGATTCTCGAAGAAGAGCTCGTGTCTCAGAACCCTGCCCACGACGACGTGAAGGACGCCCTGGCCACTGCTATCGAGCACAGCGTCAAGCCAGCCCAGCAGATGAGACGTAACCTTCGTGAAGAGGGTAACGTAGTTTTTCACCAAAGATTCGGTGGTCGAGCCTTCTAAGGGGTTGACTTCTTTTGTAGCTTTGTGCTATACTAATACATGAATAGATTAGGATGTGTTAATGAAACGCGCCCTCGACGTAGACAACCTGCTCAGCGCAGACTCCAAGGCCACTCAGATTGCTGAGCAGTTTGAGGAATGGAACACCTATCGCCGTGTCTGGCTTGAGGAGAAGAAAGAACTCCGTGACTATCTCTATGCCACGGACACCCGGACTACGTCCAACAGTAAGCTGCCCTGGTCCAACTCCACGACTACGCCTAAGCTGACTCAAATCTATGACAACCTGAAAGCTAACTACACCGCAGCCTTGTTCCCTAATGAGAACTGGATGCGCTGGAAAGGCTCAGATCAGGACAGCGCTTCTAAGGCAAAGACGGACGTGATCCAGGGCTACATGGACAACAAGATTGTTCAGAGTGGCTTCCGATTTACCGCAGAGAAGCTGATTGATGACTACATCCTTACAGGAAACTGCTTCGCTACTGTAGACTTCCTGAATGAGAGTATGACCCTGGAAACAGGGGAGCAGGTGAAGAACTACGTAGGCCCCACTCTGGTTCGCATCAGTCCCTACGACATTGTGTTTGATCCTACTGCTACCTCGTTCATGCACACACCCAAGATTGTGCGTAGTATTAAAACGCTTGGTGAAGTCGCCAATGAGTTTGAAGGATCAGAAGAGCTCAGCAAGATTTTCGAGCGTATGCTCTTTAATCGTAGTGAGGTAGGCTCGGCAGAACAAACGGACAAGAGCCAGGGCTACGTTGCTGATGGTTTCGGTAGTATCGAGAACTACTACCAGTCCTCTTACGTAGAGTTCCTGACGTTCTACGGAGACATCTTCGACAAACACGAGGCCAAGCTACACAAGAACCGTATCATCACTGTTGTAGACCGCGCCTACGTTATTAGTGATGTAGCTAATCCGTCCTGGCTGGGCACCGCTCCTATCTTCCACGCTGGCTGGCGCACTCGCCCAGATAACCTGTACGCTATGGGGCCTCTGGACAATCTTGTAGGTATGCAGTACCGCATTGACCACCTGGAGAACCTAAAGGCTGACGTGTTCGACCAGATTGCGTTGCCTATGCTCAAGATCAAGGGTGACGTTGAGGACTTCGAGTACGAACCTGGTGGACGCATCTACCTCGGGGAGGAAGGTGACGTTGGCCCTCTCGTCCCTGATGCAACCGCACTCAACGCTGACCTACAGATCCAGGCCATTGAACAGAAGATGGAAGAACTGGCAGGTGCACCTAAGATGGCCATGGGCCTGCGTACTCCTGGCGAGAAAACAGCCTTCGAGGTACAGACGCTGGACAACGCAGCCAACCGAATCTTCAACCACAAGGCCGCACAGTTTGAGATGCAGTTCCTGGACCCGGCCCTTAACGCCATGCTTGAGTCTGCCCGCCGCAACCTTATGGTCGAGGACATCATTTCTGTAGTTGATAAGGACCTTGGTCTCCAGCTATTCAAGAGCATCACCAAGGACGACATTACCGCCAAAGGTAAGATTGTTCCCCAGGGTGCTCGTCACTTTGCTGAGCGGGCTAAGCGAGTACAGACCCTACAGCAACTTATGCAGGTCAAGGCTCAGGACCCGTCTGTTGCACCCCACATGTCCGGCAAGGTTATGGCACGTCTCCTGTCTGAGGAGCTTGATGAACCTGAACTCTACTCGGAAAACATTGCTGTGTTTGAACAGATGGAGACACAGAAGGCTGCTGCTGATGCTGAGGCAGACATGATGGAAGATATGGAAATCAAGGCAGAACAAGGATTGTAAAGATGCCAGCTAAAGGCCAGCCCTACAAAAAGAAGATGTCTAAGACCACCAAGAGCGGCACCAAGAAAATGCCTATGAAGAAGAAAAAGTAGGCCTATGGAAGTCACCGAGTCTGACTACTACCGAGACGCCATCGCCATGGCTGTTTGTGACGCCCTAAGTTATGAACAGATCTGGGACTGTCTTGTAGTTTCGTCAAACGGTGAGGAGTTCAACCAAGCAGTCTGGGCTACAGTACGGATCAATGATTTGGTAGGAGAAGACTAATGCACACCGCTTGGTTCAAGGGTCTAACCAAAGACCAGAAAGAAAAACGCAAGCAATTTCTGCTAGCCAACCAGGAAGTACTTGGTCTGCTGGCAGAGGTCCTGGAAAATGACTTCCAGGAGTACACGCCCGACTACAATAATGCTAGTTGGGCCTATGAGCAGGCCGATGTTAATGGGCATAACCGTGCCATACGTCGCGTCCTAAATCTAGTCAACTTTGAAAAGGACTAATTATGTCTAATGTATTCGAGCAAGCTGCAACCGAACAGCCGCCCGAAGAAACCGGTTATTGCCAAGGGTAAGGTCGAAGCAGACAACCACATTAAGGAACTTGAGCGTCAGCTTGAGGAACTTCGTGGCGATCTGTCTAAGAACGAATATGCCAAGCAACTTCTCGAAACACTACAGGGCAAGGCCGAGGCACCTACCTCCTCGAAAACTGTAGACGCCCAACAACAACAAAGTGAAGGTAGCGCCGCCGACCAGAACACCACTGGAGACGCGGGAGACTTGGAGAGCCTTGTTGAAGAGACGATCCGCAAGCGTGAGCAACAACAAACTGCACAGCAGAACTTGACTCAGGTCAATGAAACGCTCACAGAGGCTTACGGCACTGAAGCTTCTAAGGTAGTAAAGGAACGTGCCCAGGAATTGGGTATGTCTCTGGAGCGCCTTCAGGAGATTGCCGCTGAAAGTCCCTCTGCATTTATGCGCTTGGTAGGTGACTCTCCTGCTGTAGAAAAGAATCCGACAACTACTTCGTCGGTTAACACTACCGCAGCATTCAACCGTTCTGGGGAACGTAACTGGAATTACTACCAGGACCTTCGCCGGAGCAATCCAAAACAGTACTACTCGCCTAAGGTACAAAACCAACTCGCACAGGATCGAGTCAACCTTGGCGATAGGTTCTATTCCAACTAAGGAGAAAGACAAATGTCTTCGATGACTACCAGCAATGTCTCCCTCCTCACCCGTGCCGAAGTATGGTCGCGTGAGCTGAAGGAGATTCTCGAAGAGGACCTGATGGCTATGAACTATGTTCGTATGCTGGATGAGTTCCCGGATGGCGACACCTTTAAGATCCCCTCGATCGGTGACGCCCGTACCGACGACTACACGGAGGACGCTGCTGTTCAGTACCGTCCGCTCGATACTGGTCAGTTCCAGTTCACCATTGATGAGTACATCTCGTCGGGTAACTACATCACCAAGAAGGCTGAGCAGGACATGTTCTACATGAACGAGCTTGTGTCTTCGTTTGTGCCGAAGCAGCGTCGTGCCATCATGGAGCACTTCGAGGCAACCCTTCTGGAGAAGCCGGAAGCTGCCTACTCTGCCAACGCACAGGGCCAGATTAACGGTGCCTACCACCGTATGGCTGGTGGTAACTCTGGTCGTATTGAACTGGAGGACTTTGCGTATGCTGCATATGCTCTGAAGAAGGCCAACGTGCCTCAGCAGAACATGGTTGCTATCGTGGACCCGTCGGTTGAGTACTACATCAACACTCTGTCCAACCTCGTGAACGTTTCGAACAACCCGATGTTTGAGGGTATCGTTGCCGATGGTATCGCCACTGGTATGCGGTTCGTCAAGAACATCTATGGCTTCGACGTTTACACCTCGAACTTCCTGCCGGACGTTACCGATAGTGCTCTGCCTGAGCGCGACGGTTCGACCACTAAGGACTTCAGCTCTGCCGCAGGTAAGCCCTGCTACTTCTTCAGTGCTGCTGCTGACGTTCTGCCCCTGATCGGTGCGTGGCGTCAGGCCCCTGAGGTGGACACCGAGTACAACAAGGACTATCAGCGCACGGAGTTTGTGACGACTGCTCGTTACGGCACCAAGCTGTACCGTCCTGAAAACATGGTGTCGGTCGTTACCTCGACTGACGTTTCCTAAAGGAGGACTAGATCATGGGTATCTGGACTAACGAAGACGGTCTCGAAGTTCGCTTCGGCATCGACCGTGCAACTAGCGCCCCGACTGGTGGTACCTCGGCAGAAGAGAAGATTCACGTCTTCGACATTGCTGACGCTACTGAAATCGCCTCTGTCGATGGTGACGCTGCTGATGGTGACGCTGCTGTCATCCCGGCTGGCGCTATCATCAAGGATGCTTACCTTGTTGTTGACACCGCGTTCACGTCTGGTGGTTCTGCAACGCTTGATATTGGCTTGAAGACCCTTGATGGTGGCACTGTGGACACCGATGTTGTCGACGCAGCTATCGCTCTGGCCGATATCGACGCGGTTGATGATGTGATTGCGTGTGACGGTTCGGTTATTGGAACTCGTCTTGCAGAAGATCGTGCGATTACCATCTCTTACAACACTGCCGCCTTCACGGCTGGTGCTGCTAAGTTGGTTGTCAAATACGTTGTTGCTTAATAGCTAAGAACTTGGGAGGGGGCTCTAGGGTCCCCTCTCAGCACACCTAAGAACGAGAAAGGGGAAGCCAAGTGGCCACCATTGAACATAGCACACTAAGCACTGGTGAGATTCATGAGCCTAAGGGCGCTGCGACAGCTTCTTCTGGAGAAGTCTATGTTGCTAATGGCTCTGGTAGTGGCAAGTGGGCTCCTGCGGACAGCCACATTGCTGGCTACATTGACTTCGATGCAAGCACTCCTGCCTACCAGCACTCGACAACTACAAGCGACACGGTACTGGACCCTACCTTTTCTGTAGCTTCCTCGAAAAATTTCTCCGGGGCTTCAACTCCTAATGCCCGTCTGGTCTATGATGGGACTGAAGATGTCTATGGATCTCTGCATTTTGTAGCCTCTGTTAAACAGGCGTCTGGCGGCGACCGTGAACTTGAGCTTGCCTTGTTTAAGAATGGAACAGAGCTCAACGGCACACGATCAATTATGACGATTGGGTCGGGTAAGTGGAGCACCTTCGCACTAAATTCAATTACCTCGTTGTCTACAAATGACTACCTTGAGGTCTTTATCAAGGCAGACTCAGCCCACACTACAGACTTTGCTGGGGCTAAACTTGCCATCCAATGCTTTCCGGGGTAACTAGACATGCCTAAGTACACACTCCTGGAAATGGTCCAAAAGATTCTGTCTGACATGGACGCTGAGCCTGTGAACTCTATAGGAGATACTACGGAGTCAGACCAGATCGCTAGTATCATCGAAGATACGTTCTATGTGATGATTAGCAACAGGACTATTCCTGAGCACAACAGCCTTATTAAGCTGACTTCTCTGTCTAACAATAGTTTTCCTACGCACTTCGAGTACCCAACCAACACGAACAACATCACGAATGTGTGGTATGACAAGAGCGATGACAACAGTTTTGAGTATGGCGTTGTAGAGTGGAAGGAGCCCGTCGAGTTCCTTAGGCTGGTGGACAATGTACAGTCTGACTACGATTCTGTAGTGGACCGTGAGGCAGACACAACCCTCCGTATACGTAACAACAAGCAGCCTGAGTACTACACCTCCTTCGATGACAAGCACATTGTCATGGACTCGTACGATTCTTCTGTGGACACGACACTGACTACAGCAAAGTCACGTGCGTTTGGTACAACCTACCCGACCTTTACTATCTCAGACTCGTTTACCCCTGACATAGACGAGCATTTGTTCCCATACCTTTTGGCTGAGAGCAAGTCTGTATCCTTCTCTTTGTTGGCTGGAGGGGCTGACCAGAAGATTGAGCAGCAGGCCCGACGCCAAAAGTCCTACCTACAGAATGACAAGTTTCGTTCTAAGCGTCCAAACAAATGGAGCCCCTACGGGAGAACCTAATGGCTATTGAGATTACAGAAGAACTAGATGAGTTTGGTAGCCCTATCGTCTTTATTAGAGACCCTGAGAAAGTCAAGGCAACCTACAGTGTTTACAAGGGACACAATGGCTTCTCCTTCTTTGAAATCCGCCTGTCCGAGGGCCGTGCCCCTAAGGAACTACAGGGACAGTACACCAATCAGAAGGACGCGGAGAAGGCTGTCTGTCGTTACCTGGAGAAAAGACCGAAGTCAGCCATAGTTCGTCGTGACGAGAACGCAGAAGAGCGTCGTAAAAAGAAGCAGAAGAAAGTCGAGGAAGCTAGCTAATGGCTCAGTCCGTCACACAGAAGCCTGTAGTTGTATTCAACAAGGGTTTGATTACTGAGAGAGGGGAGCTTACGTTCCCTGAGGGTGCTTCTGTTGACGAGTCAAACATGGATCTACAGCGGGATGGTTCCCGTAAGCGTCGTCTCGGTCTTGCCTACGAGTCAGGTTCGAGCCTAGGTCCCAGCCATACTGAAGGGTCAGTTACCTCTGTTCACACCTGGGAAAATGCTGGAGGTGTGGCCGGTCTGACCTTTGTTGTAGT